TGTTAAACCTAGTCCTTAAAATGTGATGAAGCATGTTTTTATTCCAGCCACTATTGCTGGTGTGCTCTCGACCTACGTCGTCTAAAACCAATAACTTAACGTTTCTGTTTTCATCTTTGGACTCTCCCATAATTCCTTCGTATAACAATTCTCGCGACTCTTCTACGTACTCGCCCATCATCTCGCCCTTAAGATCTAACAGACCTGCGTAGGTTATGAAGTAACAAGGTCGAACATCGTTTAGTGAAAACACATCAAGAGAAAAAGTTCTTAACGCCTCTTGAATAACGGCTGCAACAAGAGTCGTTTTTCCATGACCTGGCGCTCCATACAGAGCAAGACCTTTGCCACAGTTACGGTTACCAATAGCGTTAATGACATCGCCTTTGCCAACCTTAGAAATCCATAATTGAATATCTTCAATATCCTCAGGAGAAATTGCTACGCAATCTGAAAGTTCCCAGCCAAGAAGATGTTTTGGAATACCAGCGGAACGTATCCAAGTGTTACGCCGTAACTTTAACTCATCTAATTTAAACATCGTTCTCCTTCAATGCTTTACGGGCTTTGTCTCTAGCTTTGCGGGCAACCTCTTGGGACTGTTCTGTAGGAAGGGACATTACGACCTGCCCAACCAAACTGCCAAATCGGCTGACGTAAAGGCGCCATAGAACCTCAGCGTCTTTGTACTCGTTAATGTTGATCTGCTTAAAAAACAGATCCATAACCGCAACTTCAATTTCTCCGTTAGTCCCAAGCCTATTGCGTAAACCGCCAAGTGCGCCAGAAAACTGACTCTGCGTAACTTTCCACGGCTCGATGTTCCAGTAATGCTCAATCCTGTCGGCAAACTCAAAGCACACGTCTGGAACGGACCACTCCGACTTTAAAAGTTCGGATCTTCTACCAAAACGTTTTTTACCAAGGTCGCGTTTTTTATCTACATAGTCAGACGCTCTCTTTGCTTTAGCTTTTTCTTTATCAGCCTTAGCGTCGGCTTTGTAGTCTTCGTCCCCGGAACCCGGAGAAAACAATCCGCCCCATCCACTCATGTTTTTAACCTCGAACTCTTCTGTCTCTAAGTTTACTTTCGACTTTGTCGAAACCATATTTTTACTTATAACAGTAGAAATAGTATTTCTGCTTATATGCTCATTACTGATATCAGAAGTCACGTTATGTGACTCCACAAGTTGTGCCTTCACACTGCCAAAGAAAGCTCTGTTTGCTTTTTCTGTCAGGATTGAAACAGTCATAATCCTGTTTCCAATGCGTTGTTTAGTGGTGCAAATGTACTCGTTTTCACGAAGTTCTTTCAAACCACTAAGCGCTGATCGACGACCAACTTTAAACTGCACCATCATTGACTCAGCGGATATGTTGAGGTCGTGTTGATGGATTGCTAAAAGAAACCCGTAGGCTTTTGCAGACAGATCTCCAATCATCCTGAAATACCGTACTTCTCAAGAACCTCAGTTACTGCCTTGGCCACAGCTTTGCCTATAGCTTTAGAAAGATCTTCGCTTACTATGACCGGCAGGGTATGGGTTTCTTGAGATGTCTCAAGAACTTCAACGGCCTCCTTAGAAGCCTCCTGAGGGGTCTCAGGCAGGTTTCCAGCCGATATCTCTAGTAATCCCTTACAAAGGTCGTATGACGGCACAGAAGCGTCTTTGAGGCTTGAATGCAAAGAGGCTGTAAAAACATCTGCCTCATCCCAAAACATAAATGCCGTAGCCCACTCACCCGAAACCGCGTCAACGGTTGCCTTGATTGGATCAGGGTCGTTTACAAGACTTGAACTAGTGATGCTCATAAGAACCGCGCCCTCTGGGGCAATTACGGTTGTTGATATGTCTAACTCTGACGCAAGTTGATGCGCCCATACTTGCCCTTGACTTGGGCGGTCTTTAAAAGGGAGTAGCAAAATAAAATCTTTGCCATTACCCCTAAAGTAATCTTCTAGTAATGCTTCTACGTTTACTCTTGTGGTTTCACCGTTACCAGCTACAACCAAATGCTTTGATCCCATGTAATCCTCCTAGGCGGGGGATATTACACAGGTTTTTAGAACTGCGGCAAATCTGGCTTATAAAGAGTCAGGTGAAGCAAAAAATAGGTTAAACGTGGTTCCAATAGGCAAATATCTAGGCAAAGTAGAAATCAATCTTTTTTCAACAGCCACACGGTTTTTATAGTAATGGGCTCGGCTTAAGTTTGCCGCCCCTTCCCAAGTCACATCTGATGTATCACTAAATCCGCGCCCTCCGTCAAAAAATGATCCTACAGAAGATGAGCGTTCAAAAAGAGTTGAGTCAATCCAAATTGATTGTCCCGCGCTTGGGTTAGTCCATTCAAAAATAATTTTTGCGTACGCTGCATTAACTGGAGAAAAAGCAGTTGAATAAATTCTGTTAAAATCAAGTTTTAAATCTTGAATAAATAACATATCTTGCAACTCCATTGCATTAGTTTCTGGTATGTTATCCCCAGTAATTTGAATTTGAATTTCATTTCCAACTACAGCAATTACTGTGTATGTACCGTCTAAATCGTAAATAATTGGTTCTCCGTCTACATCTACAGAATCAAACTGAAAATGCACAAGGCGCATTTCTTCACCGGGAACAAGGCTTGTAAGTTCATCTGTTTTTACATAAAAAGTATTATTAGTTCTGTAAAAAGAAACAACTCTATAAAATTCTGTTAAATTACTATACGCGTCGTGTTCTACAGATATTAAAGTTTGACTTCCGTCGTACCATTCAATATCAAAACCGCCTAAATAATCATCTTCGTAACTTCCAGTAAAAGCAGTTCTTACATACCCACTTATTGTGTACCATTCTTCAGGCATTACTTTTAAAAATTCGTCGTATTCTACTTCTACATAGCCAGTACCAGAGTAAGTAATTTTCCCAGCGCCAACGCTTCCAGTTGCTGTCTCTGTTAAAGAGTTATCAATTTCTATACTTCCATTAACAGCAATCCATGGAAAAGCGGTGTTTTCAAAACATGGGTTTCCAATAAGGTTAATTCTGTTTGCGTTAAGAGTTATATCAACTCCGCGGGCATCTACATAATATGTAGATCCTTCGTTACCCTCCTCAAATTGAGCAGCATCAAAGTAATGAATTTCTCCGGCAGAAGCCCCAGCAATTTTAATAATTGGGACGGCAAACCAAGCTGTATCTGGTGAGCTACTTGCTGACTCAATTCTTGTATTCCAGCCAGTAGTTGTTGTAGTAAGAGATTCTTCACCAGCACGAGATATCTCATTAGAGTCTTTGTCGTACCAAATAATGTCGGCTGTAACAACTCTTCCAACAGTTGCTGCTTTAGAAAAAATAGAAAAAATATAAGATGTGCTGGATTTCACCGGGATGGCTTTAGTTCTAATAGAAGATCGCCCACACGCAAACGTTGCATCCGCTGTTGCTGTGACCGTTATTTTAAGGCTTCCACTTTGAAGATTAGCAAACCCCATAGTCGTAAGAGCAGTGCTTTCATAAGGAACAAGAAGGGCTGAATTAATAACAGCAAGAGAACAATTACTTACGCTAGACCAAGAGCCAACAGTTTCTTCAAAAGAAGAGTCGTTATAGTTAAGCATTATGTTTTTATTTGGGGTTATTACCGAATCCCAACCAGTAAACGATTTTACAAAGTCTTTAATTCCTTGAAGCGATCCTTTTTTCTTATTTATTAAAGAGGCGTTTCTAAGAAGAATTCTAGTTTGTTGAATACCAAGTTCTGGCTCGTATTGAAGTCCAAATTGCTCAAGCATTGCAGGAAGCAACGCTACTGGTATAGTTGTTGGATCATAAATATTTTTTACAAGTTCTGCGTATGTTTTTGAAAAATCGTAGTAAGTTTCAAAAATCTGTAAAAAAGTTTTTAAATCTGAATTTTCACTAGCATCTGTTAAAGCCGTATAGTTATCTGATTGATAAATGGCTGGCATAAGAGTAAATAGATCGTTTCCATTTACGTATTCTTTTGGAGAAATTGAATAGGCATTTCCAGCTTTTATCCAAAAAGACTCTTGAGTTGAGTAAACAAATATTGAATAA